GAATTAGTCATGAATTTAGAAACCTTCCCGATCAAATCAGACAGCTCTTCGATGCACACGTTGCAGAGCATGAACAGATTCGGGCGGAACAACTCCAAACCTACGCTCAAGAGCAAAACCTCTTGTTAAATCAGACACAAGGGGCTGATGGCCAAGCACCGGCTGAGAAACCTCCGGGCATAGAATCGCCAAGAGACGGAGGCGCTTCGCTCTACGAAGCAGCCCCCACAACACCAGAAATGGACAACATGGCCGCATCCCCACAAGGGGTCCCGGCAGGTTATCCAGTGCAATAGTTTGAAAAAACTAAAATCTCTGTGCTAGATTCAACACATGGCAAGTGCGGGCGCAAAATTTGACACAAATAATTCCACCATGTCGGAGGCCGAAGCCGGTCCAGTAGATATGGATTCAGACACAAAGGCGCATACCGGCGTAGAAGAAGGGGTCGTTAGCCCCGTAATGGATATGGACGAGCCAGTGGCTCAAGTCGATCCTATCGCGTTTGAAGACGATGGCAGCATGATGGAAAACCAGGCACAGCAAGAGCTAGAACTGGAGTCCCCAGAACCAGCCCAGGACCAAGCAGAGCAAAAGCCAGAATCAGAAGCGACCGAAGAACAGCCTGACTACATGCAGGCGCTCGCGCAAAACCAGGCGCAAATGCAAGAATATATGCGAGCCCAACAAGAGCAAGCATACCGAGCACAGCTCGCTGATCAGCAAGAAAAAGAACGCCAACAAGAAGCGTATCTAGGATCGGCTGAATACGTCACCAGTATTTGTGAGCAGAATGGACTGGATGCAGAAGATCCGGTCCATCGCCAGCTCATTCAAACGCGCCTCGATATGCACCGCCAAGGCCAAGACTATGAACAACGCATGAGGCAGCTTGAAAAGCACGCCCAGTTCACATCGGCAGAACAGACAAGGCAAACGCAGATGGGACGGCTAGAGTCAGACTTCAATGACGCAGCTAGTCAGTACCGAGCATCTGAAGAGGTTGTTGAGGCAGCCCGAGGACAGGCTAGATTGCTTGTCGAGCAAGGGATGGCTCCAAAGAGGGCTGTTGCAGAATCTATAAAGTTCGTTCGATTGGCGTCTAAAAGCGCTCCGGTCGCAAGGAAGCAGTCCGGCTCTGATAAGCAGAGCAGGATTGATCAAATAAACAGTGCTGGCCCAGGACGGGGAGCCCGCTCGCATAGAAAACCTGAGATGAGTATGGCTGAAGCCGATATGCTTGTTTCGCGAGGGGGATTCTTCCCCAGCTAGGAGATAGAAGATGTCAGTAACGGAAGTAACTGGGATAGCAGGAACCGGTCGCGAGTCATTCGACGGCCTTATGAAAGACTGGTACGGCCCCATGTGGGAAGACCATGTCAATTCAAACACCAAAGTCTTATCGGCCACCGGCCTTGGTAAGACCCGAGGCAAGATGGGAGGTCGTCGCGTATTGAACGCTGTCGTAGACCAATACCCATCAAGTGCTGGCGTGGCTCACATGGAAAACGCCACGATTACTGATCCTGCGGCATCCAGCGCATTTCAGCCCGAGCTTATTGCTCGATCTGTGTATGTTCGTTTGCGCTGGACAGGTGAAGTGGAAGACGCGGCACGAGGCGGAGACAAAGCAGTTTTCGCTGGCCCTCGCGCTACCGAACTTCGCCTTGCCCGCAAGCAATACGCCGTAAACAAAGGCCGCATGGCTATTCTCGGTCCTCGCCAGATTCTTGGTAAGATTGCGAGCATTACGGATGATAGCGCTACGCCACAATTTGATACTGGCGGAGTGATGGAGTCCCGAAATAGTCGTACATCGGCTGCTGCTAGCTTCTACAATTTCGGCACGCATTACCTGAAGAAGGGGATGATGTTTGACGTTGTTTCTGGTGTTGCGGTCGATGCTCGAGATGGCGCAGGCGTTGATGGTTCACCCACGAAAACCACCCTAGCCTCGGCATCAGGAAACTCCTACACTCTGGAGACCCCAATCTTGACAACGGCAAGTGTGGATAATCCGGTTGCAGGCGATCTTATTATCCCCTGGGGCTCACGTCGAGACGGCGTAGCTGGCGCGGGACTCGCAGATGCGTCTTATTACGCGGGCTACAATGGCCTGAATAATCTGATGCTCGACGCTTCGATTTACGCAAATATTTACGGGCTGGCACGATCTGCTCAACCGACGCTCGAAGGCAATCGTCAGACTTCGGGATCAGGTCGCAACATGAATGACCTTCTTCTTATCTTGGCGATTGACAAGATTGTTGAAGAGGGTTCGGGCGAAGAGCCAGATACCTTGTATCTGAATACAGCTATTCGCCGCGAGGTGATTCAGCATATCGGCATGGGCAACGCTTATGTCGCTAGCGGCTCGGCTGGTACTGAGAATCGTCGATTCGCTCCTGTTGTGACCAATTCAGGTTATGCAAAGTTGGCTCTTGTGGTCGGTGACAAGTCTATGACTTATGACACTGATCGCGATTGTCCTCCGGGAATGGTTTACATTCTTCGGAAGGGAACAATGGGCTACTTGTCTAACCGGACCTTGTCCAGCATTGACAAGACTCCAGAGCGATACGTCACGAACAAGGATGCTCACGAGGTTATTTTGGCAGAGCGAGGGAACTTCTTTTGTTCTTCTCCTTGGACCAACGGAAGCCTTGAGGACATTAACTTCGACGTGAGTGCTTTGACTGCTGCGTAGACAATGACAATAGCGAGAGAAAAATCATTAGACTCGGTTCCTCTAAGCGGAGACATCGGGACATCCGGGATGCTCAGTCCAGAAAAGACTGGCATCGGGATGCGCCCGACCGCGAAGAGGTATCATTGGAACGAGATATACGGGTACTTTGACCCGGACTCGATCAAGTCTCCTGAGAAAGCTCCCGCTCATGTTCAAGCTGCGTTTGACGAATTAATTGGTAAGGAGCCTCAATTCAAGTTGAGGCTCCACCCTTGGTTTCGGAGATGGGCTTGTTTTCAGAAGATGCCGGGAGGCGGAGAAGGTGCGTATTCGTGTTTCTCCGTCTTCTTTGGCGATCCGGAAGAGGGCTGGCTACCGCCAGATCTCGACCTTGACGATCATCGGTACGAAAACCTCCGTGGACTTATGGGCTGTTATCGCCTTCCTACAAAGAAAGACTTTGAGGTTATTAAGCGAGATGCGGATATTCAGCGGCTTGGTGTTGCTGGCGTTGCCGAGCGGCTTGATGCGCCTGAGCAGGCCGAAGAGAAAGAGGCTGAGCGAGTGCTCGCCGACAAAGAGTGGGATGTTCTTGATTACAACTATCTTGCAATCAACGCTGCTGCGAATGGCGGCAAGTTGCAAATGATTGCCCCTAATCGCGACAACTCCGAGATCATCGCGAAGAAAGAAGAAGAGTGGCACATTGAAACGAAGACCACTGAAGATGGGAAGACCTACAAGATTCGATACAAGAAGGGCTCCAGATTTTATGCTGAGAAGGTGGCAGAAGACATGGCCGCTTATCTGAATGATGGCGAGTCGCGTAAGCGGGAAGCTGTCGCAGAGTTCAAGCAAGCTGAGATAGAGAGAGCCAAGGACGAGATGTTTAGCTTAGCGCGGGACGCTATTCGCCCATGACGGTTGCTCGCTCATCGGCGGAGACTCTTATTGATGCGAGGTCTCGCGTTCGCCTGGAAGTTAACGACTCTGATGCTTCATCTGAGCGATGGACTGACGCGCAACTCGATAGGTCTATTAGTGACAGCGTCCGGTTTCTGGTTAGAGAGAAGTCTAATAGAGACCCTGGTGAACTGCTTGTTTATTTGGACTTGAATTACAGCGGTGAGTGGTTTGATCTCGGGGCAACCATCGGGTCAGCATCGATCATCAAGGTCGAGGTTGTTGATTCTGCCGGCGATCCATCTTATGTCTCTTATGTTCCAATCACTACCCTGGAGACGGCCAAGAGCGACCGAAAGCAACTAACAACGAGAGTTTACTCTTTGGCTGGAGATGCAACGTCTAGAAAGATCGGGGTCCGTCCATATACGGCGATGACTCTTAGAATCTGGTATCTTTCGGAGGCATTTGAAGCGCTTGTCGGTTCCGACGAGATGCCTCTACAACCGACATGGATGAGGCTCATTCAGCTTCATTCAGCTAAGGCTCTTCGTTCTGTTGAAGGTGAGTGGACGGGCCAGCAAGAGAGCAACCTTCAGGAAATGATGCATCTTTGGAAGACGCACAGACAGGCGGGCGGGCCTAGAATGATTCCCGTTAGGAGAAGAGACTAATGAATTTAGTAAGAGTTTACAATCTGAGCGCAGAGAAGGCAGGCGAAGGCTTTCCCTTGCTGCTCGACTATGATGGCACGTCTTATGTGTTTCAGCCTAGCGATGGGAAGTGGGAGCAGAAGAAGATTCAAGAGACATGGGCTGATCCCGTCAACGACGTTTCGACAACTAGAACAATCCTTAAATGGGTAAAGGTTAGCGATGAGGATGGCAATAACTATGCAGATGTTCCCGCCTCTTTCGCATCAGACTTAATGCATCCGGGGAGCTTCCCCAAGACAAAGGGGATTCTAAAGAGTGGCGTGGAGATGGAGGACATTGTCTCTGATCG